TCGATCAAGACAGCAGTATAAGACGAATTTATCTAAACATCACGGTGGATTTTTTAACCGCCGTATAAGGAGGAAAACCAAATGGGTATGTTTACTGTTATTCCCTCTGACGCATTTGATGCTCTCCAGATGGACGCTGGCGTTCTGCTGAAGACTTTCAACCCGGCACAACCTGCCGCTCCTGCCGATGCAGACATCATCTGCGCCACCACTGGCGGTATCAATCCGCAGTGCATTCCGACCTATTCTGACTTTGGTGAGGATGTCGATAACGTTCCAGTGAACCTTAAGGAGTTCAAGCATCTTGACGGTTGGGACTGCAAGATTGCCACGACTGGGCTTGGGACTTCCCCGGCTCTGATTAAGCTGGCTCTCGGTGCGGCTGACATTGACGGAACTGACACAAGCAAGATCATTCCGAGGCGTGATCTGGCACAGACTGACTTCAGTGACATCTGGTGGGTTGGTGACAAAGCCAACGGCGGTTGCGTTGCAATCCAGCTTAAGAACGCTCTCAGCACTGGCGGCTTCGCTCTTCAGACGACCAAGAACGGCAAAGGTCAGGTCAGTATTGAACTGACTGGTCACGTTTCGATCTCGGCTCAGTCCGAAGTGCCGATGGTGTTCTACAGCATTGATCCAAGCACTTCAGGCACTCCCGGCACTCCCGGCTGACGAATAACGAAAAGAGGTTAAGAGTATGAAGCTGTCTGAGTTCAAAGACGATAAAGGAATGGAAGTTGTAGGTAAACTGCTGTTGCCTGTGAGCAATATTGCGGCGAACAAGGAAGTTGCGAGGGCGTTGCGTAAAGGCGGTATGCCTAAGATGATTTCAGCCGCCCTTATCAACTGCCCAAAGGATGTCCGTGAGATGCTTGCAATTCTCAACGACAAACCAGTTGAGGAGTATGAGGTGACAGGGGCTACCATTCTTACAGATGTTCTCAACCTCTTTGAGGATGAGGCACTTCTAAGCCTTTTCGGATTGCAGAGTTAGACAGTGACCTACTCTGGCTCTGCTATAACGACTATAGAGGAGCAAAGGACTTCCGTGCATTCGTGCGGTACTTCTTTATTCGTAGAAAAAAACAGTACGAAGAGGAGATGTACCGCACCTATGTGACGGAAGGTCTTTACATTCTCACGAACACAGGTCTTCGGTTAGGAGTGAAGTACATGGATATTATTCGCCCTGACCGCAAAGTGATTGATGAAGAACGCTCCCCAGAGGAGATCATCAAATCTATCAGCGACAAGCTGGAAAGGCTGGGGAAGTAAATGAATGTATTTGATCTTGTCGCTACACTGCGGCTGGATTCAAGTCAATATGAAGTAGGACTGAAGGGTGCAAAGAAGTCCGCTATGGAAGCGGCTGGAGCATCCAAAGGTCTTATGTTGCTTGACAAAGGCGTAAATGCGGTACTAAAAGCTGGAGCGGCTGGAGCTGTCGCCGCCGCTTCTGGCTTGGCGGCATTTGCAACTGCTTCGGTGAAAACCGGGATGCAGTTCGATACAGCAATGTCTCAGGTCGCCGCTACAATGGGTACGACTGTTGACCAGATTGGTGAGCTTCGTGACTTTGCTCAGGAAATGGGTGCAAACACCGCATTCAGCGCAACGCAAGCGGCTGAAGCCCTAAACTACATGGCTCTGGCTGGCTATGATGCAGACACATCAATGGCAATGCTCCCCAATGTGCTGAACCTTGCCGCCGCTGGCAATATGGATTTGGCTCGTGCTTCTGACATGGTTACCGATGCTCAGACTGCTCTTGGTCTTACAACCGAGCAGACGACAGACATGGTTGACCAGATGGCAAAGACGGCATCAAAGTCAAACACCAGTGTGTCACAGCTTGGTGATGCGATGCTGACCATCGGTGCAACTGCACGAAACCTCAAAGGCGGTACGGTTGAGCTTTCCACTGTCCTTGGTGTTCTGGCAGATAACGGCATCAAAGGAGCAGAAGGTGGCACACATCTCCGCAACGCAATCCTCTCCTTGCAGACACCGACCAAAGACGGAACTGCTGCACTTGAAAAGCTCGGCATGACCTATGAGGATATGTACGACTCTGCCGGGAACATGAGAGCCTTGCCAGAAATCTTCCAGCAGATGTCAACTGCAATGGAAGGGATGAACCAGCAGTCGAAGGATGCAATTATCAGCGGCATCTTTAACAAGACTGACCTTGCATCTATCAACGCATTGATTGGTACTTCCGCAAGCAGATGGAGAGAACTGGAAACTGCGATCTCCGACTCCAAGGGTGCGGCTGAAGACATGGCGGCAACTCAGCTTGATAACCTCAACGGTGACATCACGCTGATGAAGTCCGCATGGGAAGGTGTCAAGATTGCCGTCTCGGATGGTGTTACACCAGCGGTTCGGACTGCTGTACAGAACATCACGAAACTGCTGTCGAACAAGGATACGCAGAAGTTCATTACCGACCTCGGCAAGAAACTCGGTGAGCTTGCGGCAACGGTAACTGGAAAGATTTCGACCGCAGTTCCAAAGCTCATTTCTGGATTCCAAAAGATCAAACCAGCAATAGTTCCAGCGGTGTCGGCATTTGGAATGCTCACTGTCGCCGTTAAAGGATTCGCATTCGCTGGAATGGCAATACTGAACCCAATCGGTGCGGTCATCAAGGGACTGACTGCTATTGCTGGATATGTAGCTCTCAGTTCAATTTCTTTTGATGATGCAAGAAAAAGGCTCAGTGTTCTTACCGATGAGCAGTACAAGAATGTGGATGCGACTCTTGACATGGCTGACTCATATGCAGACATGAAGAAGAGCCGTGAGGATACATACGCAAGTATTGATGCCGAAGCCAAGCAAACTGAAAACCTGTGGAGCAAACTGCAAGGGCTGGTTGATGCGAACGGTGAAATCATCGAAGGAAACGAAGCTCAAGTTCAGTCTATTGCTGAGATGCTCAGTGCGCATGGCATTGAAGTTGAGATCGTTGACGGCAAAATCCAGAAGTATCATGAGCTTGCATCGTCCATTGAAGAAGTCATTGCAAAGCGCAGAGCTGAAGCGAAACTTGCCGCCGCCGAAGAGGGATACAATGATGCAGTAAAGAATCTGCCTAAGGTATCTGAAGCCATCTACGATGTTGGCAGAGAAGCTGATGCGGCACAAGCAGAGGTTGACAGGCTCACAGGAGTGCTGAACGACCTTGCAAACGTTGACACATCAGATGCCACAGTTGCGGCAAATACGGAATGGGATATAGCAAAGACAACTCAAGACCTTCAAACCGCAAATGAGGTTCTCGCTCAGCGAAAGCAAGAGCTGACAACTTTGGAAGCCACTGAGAGTGAAATGCTTGCGAATGTGGCACAGTACGAAGAAGCCTTTGCAGAGAGTACAGAAGGAAACTGGTCAAAAGTCAATGAAGTTCTGGATGCTGGTAGCAGAGAACGGTATCAGAAGCTCGTTGCTAACAACCAGATGACCAGCGAAGAGCTGTCAAACCTCGTCCGTGATACTGGCATTGCAGTTGCAAACGCTGAGCGAATGGTGCAACGGTACAATGAAGGTCAGGCTGGTGTTACTGAAGCGGCAGTGAATGAAGCTGTTGCGGCGGCTGAAGAGATGACCAACCTTCTGGAACAGGCAAAGGAAGTTGACAACGTTGACCCTGAACTGAAGATCGAAGACAATGCTAATGATGCGAGAGCAAGGCTTGAAGCTGTCAAACGTGCTGTTGACCAGATTCCAAGAAATGTTGACATCACGATCAACGAGAGAACAATCAAGACAGAATCCAAAGCGGCTATCGGTATCGACTATGTACCTCACAATAAATACATTGCAGAGCTACACCGTGGTGAAGCTGTTCTCACTGCGAGAGAAGCTGAGAACTGGCGGCGTGGCAATGCCGACAACAACAGCGGTGGTGGAGTAACGATCAACCAGTATTTGGAAACTACACCGCAGAGTCCTGTTGAGATTGCCGCCGCAACTGCGGCACTCTTTGAACAAGCGAGGTGGGCGGTATGAGCTTTAGAAACCTGACAAAGACATTTAGGTATGTCAACGAGCTGAATGATTCGCTCACCTTTGTTTATGAAAACGGCTTTGTCATCAACAAGCCAACCGGGATTGACACACTGTCGATCTCACACAACCAAGCGCAAGGCATCAACCAAGTAGGTGCGACAATCCAAAGCTCCAACGTACAGGCAAGACCAGTCACGATTTCTGGTATCTTGGTAGGTTCGTTCCAAGCGCAGAACAAGAACAGGCTTCTGTCGGTAATTCGTCCTGACCTTTCGGCACGGCTTTATGCTGATGATTATTATCTGGAAGTAAGACCGTCATCGACTCCCACGATTGAGCCAAGACCTAAATTTGCGAACTTCCAGTTTCAGCTCCTTGCCGCTTATCCGTACTGGCAGAAAGATGACAGCGCAAGCGCAACCTTGAGCGGCGTTCGCAAAGGCTTCAGGTTGATGGATGAAAACGGAAACAAGCAGTGGTGGATCAATGACCCGGCAAAGTACCGTTTCGGTGAAGTGATTGATGCGCAGTTTATCAATCTCCAGAACACTGGTCAGGTTTCGATACCGTTCAAGGTGACCTTCAAAGCCCTTGCACCAGTTGAGAATCCGAAGCTGATTGATGCGGCGACAAACAAGTTCTTACTGCTGAACAAGACGATGGTTGCTGGCGAGACAGTAGTGGTAGAAATCACGCATGAGCGAACCTATGTGAACTCCAACGTTGACGGAGAATGCCGTGGTGCTTTGGATTTGCAGTCCAGCTTCTTCAGGCTTGCAGTAGGAGATAATGTCATCAAGCCTGAAGCAACAAGTGGAAAGGCAAATCTGCAAGTGAAGATTGACTTCGCAACAGAGATCGTTGGGGTGACCGTATGAGCCTTGAAGTTTATCCGAGCGACTTCTCGACTCGTTACGAGATCACCCATGCGATCTCAATCCAGATGTCCGTCTGCTATAACGACATCGGGAAATGCCAGCTTGTCGTGGTTGCGAGTGACTACAACATCAACGCACTGAAGAAGGACTACATCATCTTTGATACCGTCCGTGGTGCAACGTATGTCATCGTCAATACCAAGTGCGACACGACCAGAAACCGAATCACTGCAAACGCATTCTCGACCGAATACTTCTTGAACCAGAGAGTGGTGGCGTCAAAAAAGCAGATCAAGGTGATTGAGACAGGTGTCTATGGCATCATCAATGACAACTTGAGAGGCTTGCCAAAGATAACGACTGCGGCAGTAAAGGGGTACACTGAAACATTCCAGCCAGACGACCCACAGACAGAGGAGAACGAGTCCGAAGTCTATGCGGAGCAAGTGCTGGATGCGATAACGCCGATCCTTGAGTATGGTGAGCTTGGCAGAAGGATGAACTGGAATCCCACCACGCTGGAATGGGAGTTTGAAATCTACAAAGGCAATGACCTGACCTCAGGAATTCACGCTGTTGTCTTTGCTGAAGAGCAAGGCACTTGCAGTGAACTTGTCATTGATGAAGACAAAAGCACGTTCAAGAACGTGGCCTATGTACCGTACCGAGATGGTGACAAAGAGTACACCGTAACGGTAGGTGATGCAAGCGGCAAAGACCGTTATGAGATATGGCTGTCCTCTGCAATCTCAAAGGAAAGCAATGAGTCCTTACAGAAGACGAAAGAACGAGCTATATCATACGGTCAGTTAGAACTTGGAAAGCGCATCAGCAGACAGTCATTTGATGTTGTCGTTGATGCCTCGGAACTTGGTGTTCTTTATAACATCGGTGACATTGTGAGTTGTTCTTCGGTGAGATTCGGAGTGCGGTTTAATGCTCGTATCACTGGAGTGACATACACGATGGACTACCGAGGAGAAAAAACTGCGGTACAGCTTGGTGACCCAATCCTGACCGCACTGGAGGAGTTGAAATTGAATGGCTGAAATTTGGAGTTTCCCAAACAATAGCGCAGAGTATATCGGCGCAGAAGAGGTCATGCGGTGGTTGCATGGCAGAACCTCTGGTGTATACGCTGGAGAAGGCAATGCGGCAGTTTCCGCAGTTCAAAACGCAATGCAAGTTCAGGTCGCTCGTGGCATCGGCTGGATCGTTGATGCAAACGCAAACGGAATCTGCTGGTGGTTTGATGCACCGATCACGCTTGATATCCAAGCGGCTGAAGCCACTGGTACTTTAGGGCGAATCGACAGGGTTATAGTTGAGTGGGAAACCACAGACTATGCCGCACTGCCTGAGGTGAAAGTTCTTACTGGAACAAGCTCAAGCTCACCTGTTCCGCCAGCATTGACGAACAGTTCAACGCTGAGACAGCTTTCACTGGCTCAGGTTTCGATCCCGGCAGGTACTACTGTGTTGACCGATGTCCTGATCACGGACGAGCGGTTTGACCCGGAAGTCTGCGGAATCGTTACAGAGAGCGTGACAGCTGACACCAGTATGATTGCTGCGCAATACGCAGCGGCAGTTCAGACGCTCTATGATGCGATCGCCCAAGCATGGGAAGGTGAGATTTCAGACGGAACAATCACCAAGGCAAAGCTCTCACCAGAACTTCAGAAAACAGTTATGCAGTGCCAGACAGCGTTCGCAATTCCGTCTCAGGGAACAACCGTGGCTTATGATATGTTCGGCATGACAGAGGATCACCACCTGATCTCATGGAACTTTTCGGAATCGGCTGAGAACGATCCGCCCTGTGATTTAACGTGCCGCACCTATAACGGATATTTCACAGTAACCAATGATTCAGGCTCTACATCGGAAACCATGCAACCGATTTTCGCAGTACCGACAGCAGTAGCAATTTCAGCTCATTAATTGAAGGGAGAATGAACAATGGAAGAAGTCTATTTCCTGCACCAGATCAAGCACACCAGCAACAAGTGGGAGAAGGGCATTGTAGTCAAATACGAGGGAACAAGCAAAGAGAACTATGATGACGCAAAGCAAGGATATCATGCCTATCTTGGTGCTTACGCTTACGGCAAGGATGCAAACACGGACTACGTACAGTGCGACATCACTGACACCAGAGGGAACCGCCTGTTCCTTGAGGTCTGGGACGGCAGACCTGAACCGACTCCTGAACCGACTCCAGAGCCTGAGACGGATGGTTGACAGATGAATAATAAAGGGGGTGGCTCCTGTGGCTGAGACAAAAGTCAAAAAGTTATCCGATACTGGATGGGTCACTGTAACAACTGGACTTTCTTGCAGATTGAAAAATGGTATATGCACGGTTGTTGGTAATGATTTGACCATACAAGCTGGTGCGATTCGTAGCTTTACATTGCCAGAATTTGCGACAAATATTGCTCCAGTCGATTTAAACCCATTTTGCAGAAGTGGAACAGTTCTTCTTCAATGTTGGATTAGCGGGAGATATTTAAATATAGACCCCGGTGGATCTACCAAACAACACACTGCTCTTTTTATATCCTATCCAGTCTAATACAATCACTCAGCCAGCCGAAAAGGTTATGGCAACAGGAACGATCAAATAGCGGACAAACTGCGGCGGCTCAGTATATCCACAACGAGGTAACAATCATGATGACCGAAGACGAACTGGATGTTTTTGTAAATGAACTTATAAAAGTTGGTGACAAAGATGAAAGTTGAAGAAGCAATCAAAGCGGTTGTCGATCTTGCAAATGCCGAAGTCGGTTACCACGAAAAAGCCAGCAACTCAAACCTTGATGACCAGACAGCAAACTCAGGCGGTGCAAACTGGACAAAATATGCTCGTGATCTCGATGCCTTGCCCAATTTTTATAATGGTCAGAAAAATGGCTATGCTTGGTGTGACATCTTCGTTGACTGGTGCTTTGCCCACATTTTCGGAGAAGAGTTAGGGCGCAAAATGCTCTACCAACCTGAGAAAAGTGCTGGAGCTGGATGCCTTTACAGCGCAGGTTATTACAAGCAGAACAACGCATTCCACAGGACGAATCCGAGGGTCGGAGATCAGGTATTCTTTAGCTACGCCGCCGGTGAATACTCGCATACCGGGATCGTTGTCGGTGTCAACGGCAACACCATCACAACGGTTGAGGGTAACACTTCCGATTCAGTTGGCAGACGGACTTATGAAACGAGCAATTATTCGATTGCCGGGTACGGAACGCCGCACTGGGAACTTGCCGTCAACGACTGGGAAAAGCCTTGGGTCGTTGTGGTGGACGGTCACATCGTCAACAGCAGTGAGTGGAATCAGGAAGATAAACCTGTAGAACAGCCTGTGGAGCAGAAAAAGGAAAATCATTCATGGACACCGCCGTTGCTGAAATACGATCCAGATAACTATTTTGAAGCCTGTGTGGTTCTGCAATCCTCTTTGAACGTGAGGAATTTCAATTCTGGTAGGTCAGACGGATATTTTGGCGCACTCACTCAGGCGGCGGTTAACAAGGCAAAGACATTCTATGGGTTGGTTGCAGATGGCATCTGTGATCAGGCTCTGTGGGAAAAACTTGGCGTTCACAGCAGTTAAATTTGAAAGGAGCATAAACAATGGAGATTATCGAAAAACTTGGCATCGCAACAATCCCAGTCATTGTCGTCATCGTCTTTTTGATCGTTGAGGCGGTTAAGGCGACAGGGCGCATTGAAGGGAAATGGAATCCTGTCATTGCTGGATTTAGTGGTGGCATTCTTGGCGTTGTCGCTATGCTCATTATGCCAGACTTTCCGGGTACTGACCCCCTGACAGCTATTGCGATCGGCATCGTGTCAGGGCTTGCGGCGACTGGAGCGCATCAAGTCTATCACCAGTTGACCAAGGGGGCGCACGAAGAGTGAACGACACAATCTTAGTCGCCCTGATAACTGGGGCTTGTGCAGTTATCGGTGAGATCATTGTCTCCGCAAAAAACACGAGGGAATTATATGCAAAGCTGGACAAGCAGAGTGAGCTTTCAGATGAGCGGATTCACGGAGAGATAGCTGTCATTCGTCAGGAGATTTCGGAACTGCGAAAGAACGTGGAGCGGCACAATTCTGTTGTCGAGAGGACATACGCAATTGAGAAAGAGGTCGCCAAGCAAGGCGAACAAATCAAGACACTATTTGCAAAGTGAGGAAATAAGGAATGGACGAGAAGCAGTATTACATTGATATCGTTTCAGCCCTTGCAGAACGCACGATCAAGCGGTTGTGGATCACAATCATCCTTTTGGTGATATTGCTTTTCGGAAGCAATGCGGCATGGATTTACTATGAATCCCAGTGGGAAGTTCTTGAAACCAGTGTTACCCAAGAAGCAGTTGCTGATGGACAGAGTGACATAAGACTTGTCGGTGGTGATTATTATGGCAACACGAGCAAGACAGACAGTCAGGACTAAATCCAGAAAACGCAAGACAGGCGGCAGTTCCGGGTATATTCAGTGTAATATGTGCCGTGGCACTGGTCGTGTGAAGAACTGGCGAAAGAAATGAAAGACTACACCAACTCACAAATCTGTGCCATCATTGATGACAATATTCATGACAAACGAGCCAGAACCATTTTGAAACTGCGCCTGTGCGATCACTGCACATATGAGGAAATTGCCGAAGAAGTTGACCGCTCAGTCCGTCAGGTAGGTTACACGCTGAACAAGTACATCCCAACTATTGCGAAGCATCTGTAGAAAAACTGCATGAAACTGTATTGAAATAGCCCTCTCACTTCATTGTGAGGGGGCTGTTTTTTTGTTACCATTTTTCCAGAAAGGAAGTGGGAAAATGGACAGCTATGACAATGACTGGGTACTAATGCTGGACGATGATCTTTTTCCAGTGGAGAAGGAAAATGTGGATAGAATGGAATCCCAATCCGACCGGGCGAAGAGTCGGTGACTGTGCGATTCGTGCAGTTGCCAAAGCTCTCGGAACGGACTGGGAAACTGCATTCGCACTCATAACCACAAATGCCTTTGCGATGGGTGATATGCCAAGCTCAGATTCTGTATGGGGTTCTGTACTTCGGCAGAATGGGTTTTACCGCAAGGCAATCCCTAATGAATGCCCTGACTGCTACACCGCTGAAGACTTTGCGAGAGACAATCCGAGAGGTACTTTCGTGCTTGGCTTCGGCGGTCATGTTGCAACAGTAAAAGACGGCAAACTGTATGATTCATGGGACTCTTCAAAAGAGATACCTCAGTATGTGTGGTTTAGAAAGGACTGAATGAAATGCCTTACTACTTTCCAGCGACCTATCAGTATTACCAACCGCAGAATTATCAACCGCAGAATTATCAGCCGCAAAACAACCAGATAACATCAAGCGGCATCATATGGGTAGGCAGTGAAATCGAAGCACAGAACTACCCGGTTGCACCTAACAACGCTGTGGCACTGTGGGATTCCACCAAACCAGCAATCTACCTCAAGCAAGCCGATGCAAGCGGCAGACCGATGATGAAGGTCTATGCTCTTACTGAGCGCACTGAGGCGGCTCAGATGAAGCGTGAGGAAGAGGTAAGTAAAGATACTACCTTTGCCCTCAAAACCGATCTTGACCCCATAGAAGCTAAAATCGAAGCAATCAAAGTGGAACTAAAGAATCTCCGAAAAGAAATGAAGAAGCGTGAGGTGGATGATGAATAATGCCATTATTGGAATGCTCCAGCAGTTCAAGCAGAACCCTATGCAGTTCCTCGTCTCCAGACGGCTCAACGTTCCTCAGAATGTTATGAACGACCCTAACGCAATTCTCGACCATCTTGTCAAAACAGGTCAGATTTCTCAACAGCAGATCAATTCAGCCTATCAGATGATGGGCAGATTCAGGTAAGTATTCTCACCGCAAGTGCGCATAGCGGTCGTGAATAAATAACTGTCAAGGAGAAAAACAATGGCTCTTACTGATGAAAATGGAAACGGCATGGTTATGCCTGTCGCACCGATGTACGGTGGCGGCAACAACGGATTTGGCTTTGGCGGCGACTGGGCGTGGATTCTGCTTCTGCTCGTCCTGTTCGGCGGCTGGGGCAACAACATGGGCGGCGGCTTCTGCGGCGGCGACCTGTACCCTTGGATGAACCAGAGCAACCAGATTTCTGGTGGATTCCGTGACCAGATGCTCGGTTCTCAGGTGAGCGGCATTCAGTCCGCAATCACTTCTGGGTTTGGTGATGTTCAGACCGCTCTGTGCAATGGCTTTGCTGGAGTAAATGCAGGTATTGCCAACGGCTTTGCTCAGGCAGAAATCTCCGACAACGCCAGACAGATGGCGAACATGAACCAGATTTTCGGTCTTCAGTCTGCCCTTCAGCAGTGCTGCTGTGACAACAAGGCTGGGCTTGCCGATCTTCGGTACACGGTAGCGACTGAAGCCTGTGCTGACCGGGCGACTGTGAATGATGCTCTTCGTGATGTCATTGCGGCGAACACTGCAAGCACTCAGAGGATTCTTGACCAGCTCTGTCAGGACAAGATTGATGCGAAGAATGACACCATCGCACAGCTCAGACAGGAGCTTCTGTTCGCTCGTGGCAAAGATTCACAGGATGTGCAGACGGCTCAGATTATTGACGGAACATACAATAGATTTGCCACTTGCCCCGTCGGCACTGTTCCCGTATTCGGCAATCAGCCGATATGGACTTGCGCCAGCAATGTAGCAAACTCTGGTTGCGGTTGCAACGGATAAGGAGCAAGCAATGGCGGCAGAATATCTTGCGAATGCCGTTCAGTCAGTCGCACTGAACGCACCGATTATATTCACAGCATCTATCCCGTGCCGAAAAGGCTATGTCTATCACGAAGATGAGACAGGGATTTTTATTCTGCGTGGCATCGTTAATGGCAATAACTGTTTTGCAACATACCGTATTACCTACAATGGGAACGCATCAGTTCCCGAAGGTGGAGCGTTGACACCGATAGCGGTGGCATTAGCTGTGTCGGGAGAACCGCGGCTCACATCAAGAGCTATTTACACTCCTGCGGCAGTTGATGAGTACGGTAATCTGACCTCTACGGCAATCGTAAAAGTACCTCGTGGATGCTGTTTCTCCCTTGCCGTGGAATATGTACAGGCGACAGATGACCCGACAGTCACTCCGACACCGCTGATTAATGTACAGAACAGTAACCTTGTCATTGACCGCATTGCTTGAGAAAGGAGAACGAAATGCACGACATCTATGAACTCAAAGAGATGCTCATGAATGAGCTGGAAGAGTACGGTAGCAAGGGCGAACTGTCTGCTGGTTCTCTGGACATCATCGACAAGCTGGCTCACACCATCAAGAACCTGTGCAAGATCATCGAAGCCGATGAGGAAGAGTACAGTTCTTACAACATGATGAACGGCTCTTATCAGGACGGTTCTAATACGAATGGCTATCAGAATGGTCGTTCAAACCGTTATTATCGTGGGCGGTCTTATGCAAGGCGTGGTCGCTATTCTAGAGCGAATGAAGACATCGTTTCTTCCTTGCGTGGCATGATGAGTGAACTTCCTCAGGACACTCAGCGTGATGCTCAGAAGCTCATCCAGAAGCTGGAAATGATGTAAGGGGGTAGCCGCTTGTGATAACCGAACAGGATTTGCAAGCGGCTATTGCCGAATGCAAAGGTCAACGAAATCCGACAGCGAACACTTGCATAAAGTTGGCAGCATTTTACACTATTAAAAATGAACTGTTCCCCGAACAATCCGAGCCGATTAGGCAGAGTGGTTACTCATACAGCAGTGGAACATATGAGGGGAGCAGCGAATTCGCAAAGCTGGTCAATGGGAAAAGTGAAAAAGAAGTGTATGCAGTTATTGATGAATTGATGGACACGATTCAAGTTCTTAACCCAAGACTTTATGCCAGTGTTCTGCGAAAATTACAGTGAGGGCGGTTATTCGCCCTCATTTTTGTTATAAACCTGTTATAAACGCATAGAAACGCAGAGCAACTCATACGGATAAAAAGTTTTAAAAAGTTGCAAAATCTGCGAGAAATCCGAATATAACGCCTTTAAAAAGTTATATCGTTATCCAAATTATTATGCTTCCTTAAGTGGAGTTTAATAATAATAGTACGAAAAACCCAGTATTTACTGGATTTTTTTCGCCTAATGAAGAGAGTTTGTTATAAACGTGTTATAAACCGCTAACACTATAATCCAGCAGTTCTATCGCTTCATGAAGCTCTTTCACTGTTTTGTGAGTATAAACTTGCTCACCGACAGAAGCCGATGCGTGACCAACTATTCTGTCAACTGCAACTTTGTTCGCTCCAGCGGAATCGAGCTTGGATATGACGGTATGGCGGCAGTCATGAGTCAGGTGATGAAATCCTATCTCGTTCATTGCTTTGCTCCAGTCTTTTGCATAACGCTTTTGATTTCTTATTGGATCGCCACCGATTGGGAACAGGTATGTATTTTCAGAGTCATAATGACGCTCGACAAGATCAAGAATCTTAGAGTGAATAGGAATCGTTCGGTTCTTGCCAGCTGCGGTTTTCACACCGCCGACCATAACTTTATCATCAAAGTTGATGTTGGAGCAGCGCATCTGAAGCATCTCGGAAATCCGGCAACCAGAATACAACATAAACAGAGTTTCGTCAACAAACGGTTCTCCTTCATGCGCCCAGAGCTTTGCTACCTCATCATCCGAGACAACTCCATGCTTTGACGATGCTTCTTTCTCACCGACAGTGAGACTGTCAGAATAGCACTTTGAAATGATGTCGTGGTCATAAGCGTACCTGTCCAGTTTTGAAAAGAGAAGTTTGATATTTGATCTTGTAGAATATCCTCGCCCGCAGTTATCAATGCAGCTTTGCATATGACCTCGCCTGAGAGACTTGTACTGGCGACTGTGTATGTCTTTGCAATGCCCAAACGCTGCGGAAAGGCTTTGCTCCATGCTCGTCTTCAAACTGCATTCTTTCTTCCAATGCTCATAGACTTCTTTCATAGTGAGCTTTGACAAATCGACATCATAAGGATCAGCGTTGTACTGCGCCAGAGCGATCATCGCTTCAGTTCTGCTTGCAAAGTAGCCGATAATATCTCGCAGAGGGTGACCGCAGTCATCATATCCAGCCGTCTTGCAAACCATGTACGGCTTTCTGCGGTTGCCTGACAGCTTTACTACGCTGCCGTAACCGTTAGGATTTTTCATTTTATGCCCTTCCTGCTGAATTTCCAAATCTTGCGTATAACGCACGGAAATGCGTCAAATTTAAACGCAAATTTCAGATGAGTATTTATATGCCTCACCTTCGAAAAATCAAATGTACGCAAAATTTGAGGTTTTGTCGACCTCAAATTTTTTTATTGAAAATAATTACTGGAATCGACAGTTGATTACTATATTCAGTAAGTTTTTATAGTAGAGAGTTACGAAAAACAGTATTTTTGGTGGAATCCCATTTTTTTAGCATAAGAAATCTTGCAATAATGACTCATAAAAAGCCACCGCTTCACGCAAAAATTTCTCTGGAACGCCAAAATGATCAGCAAGTTCCCACGGTTCTCTGATACCTGATGCAAGAGCAGTTTTCAGCTCATTCAGAGGAACAAGCCGCTTGATAGTGGAGCGGTCGGTCTTGACTTCGCACTGCCGTCTGACGATGTAATCAGTGGTCGGTGAGTAGAATGTCCAGAGCCTACAGTGTTCGTACTCGTGAGCGACCTTGACCTTCTCATCGGCTTGGCTTTTGACCTTGGTGGGATCGATGGCGATCACATAGCGGTCACCGATGGGAGCGGACAAGGACTCGCAGTTGTCGAATAAGTAATAGTCGATGTCAACGTTGTCGGAGATGCTTGCGTACAGTTCGTCAATTGTCATTTCTTTCTCATCTGAGCCTTTCTGAATGCGACAAAGTTTTTCGTCTCTTGCCAAAGTGCGTCAATCTCTTCTGGAGTCAGGTCAGAGCCGCCGCCGAAGAAGGCCGCTTTGAGGTCTTCGTCTGATGCGACTGGTGGAGCTTCGGATTCCTTTCCATATAGCAGGTAGTCAACCGAGACTCCGAGATACTCCGCAACTTTCGCCGCTTTCTTGGAAGATATGCTTTTCTGCCGTCCCATCTTGAGGTCGGTCACAAAACCAGAGTGCAAGCCTGTTGCTTTTGCAAGTTGAAATGGATTTGATCCTTTTTGGTCAAGAAGTCTTGTCAAGCGAGTGTAGAGGTCTTCTTCCATGTACAAACTCTCCTGTCTTGTTGAATTTGCACAAATTTAATGAAACCAGTAAATCAGTATTGAAAATCTGAAATCGTTAGTTTATAATGCAAGGTGTGTTACTGAAAAGATTAAATAAGCACTGGATTCATTAAATTAGTACATTTTGATGTGGCAATCACTATGTTACTACTCTTTTCAGTAATTGTCAACACTTTGTAATTTTTGCTGAGAAGGGGGTGAATAGATGGTCAATGGAATCACCGACTATGGAAAGCGCATCAAGATGCGGCTCCTTGAGCTTGACAAGAATCAGAACTGGTTGATCGATCAAGTCAAAGAGCGCACAGGTATGTTTTTCGATTCTGGCTACTTGGTCAAGATAATGAACGGTAAGGGGAAATCGAAGAACATAACGAAGGCAATTGATGAAGTGCTGGGCTTTGAGGTGACTAAATGAGGATCACAGTTGCAGATGCCGCAAAGCGGATGGAAGTTTCGCCGCAGTTTGTTCGCATTGGGCTTCAGAGAGGAGTTCTTCCGATAGGAACTGCTGTCAAGATGTCCAGCGTTTGGACTTACCACATCAGCGAGGCGAAACTTGAAGACTACATGAAAAAAGCCGTCAGTGACGGCAACCACTGACGGCAGAACCGCTGATTAAAAAATCAGCAGAAAGGACAGGGCAAATATATCACGAATGAAAACAAAACGCAAGATAATTCATAGAGACCGCATTACACAGTATCTTATTGCAAATCCGTGGTCATCAACTCTTGAGATGTCAACAGCCTTGAGGATCAGTAACGTGTCTGCCAGATTGAGCGAACTGTGGAAGATGGGTGTTCTTGAGAAAGCTAATTCCGAATCCACAGATGCAGACGGTTACACAACACATTTCAAGCGGTATGCGATTAAAGAGGTTGAATTATGAGATATTTAGAATTAGCACTCATTAAATACAGAAGCGGCTCAAAGGAGATTTGCGAAGCTCCGATGGCTGCTCTTCAAGTAGGCGACATCGTAAAAACTGAATTTGATTATGGTGTTGTTGAAGACCTCTACCCTGTATGTGAAGATAACAGACTGTTCCAGCTGATGCAGAAGGAGCGGAAAATATACCGGGTACTTAGTATTATGAAGGAGCTGAAATATGATCTACCCACTGAACGAAACGATTGAGCGGTACTTCGCATCAATAGTTGATGAGGAGACAGGTGAAGTCATGAAGACCGATGAAGAGATTCAGCAAGACTTCGATGCAATGCACATTGAGTTCGACCAGCAGATTCTTGAACTTCGGAACAAGGTCATCAATCTGAATGCCGAAGTCACTGCGCTAAAAACTGAGAAGTCGAAACTGGACAAGCGAATGAAGGCCGGAGAAAAAGAAGCAGACAGATGCAAGAGTTTTCTCGCATACCTGCTCAAAGGCGAGAAGTACAAAAACGGAGCTGTCAGTATCAGCTACCGCAAATCGGACAAACTCATAATTGATGATATAGAACAGTTGATGAACTGGGCAAAGACGGAAGGGCGTGGGTTCTTGAAAGAACCTGAGTTGATGGAAGGCGACATCAAGAAAGCTCTTAAGCTCGGAACAGCAATTCCAGCCTGTCACATCGAAGAAAAGAATAACATCCAAGTGAGGTGAAAACATGAATATTCATACTAAACTGCTTGAAGTTCAGCAAGCATTGAAAGCACCGAAGAATCTGGAAAATAACTTCAGTCATTACAACTACCGCTCCTGTGAGGGAATTCTTGAAGCCCTTAAACCGCACCTGAATGAGCATAAGCTAACGATCATCATGGCAGACACGATGAAGGAGATTGGCGGCAGGATCTATGTCGAGGCTACTGCAACTCTGACAGATGCCGAGACAGGTGAAAGCATCAGTGTTACCGCATTTGCAAGAGAAGAAGAAGTGAAGAAGGGCATGGATGCCAGCCAGATCACCGGAGCATCGTCAAGCTATGCTCGTAAGTATGCACTGAGTGGGCTGTTTGCGATAGACGACAACAAGGATTCTGATGCTACAAATAACGGCGAAAATTCGCCGCAGACGAGCGACAAACCGAAGCAGAGCAAGAATTCCGGGAACACCGCAAAAGCCCAAGAAGCCGCTTTAAAGTGCGCAGAATGCGGTAACAGCATTGTTGATCCCAGAACCAAGGACGGCAATCCCATGAGCCTTGATGATTACTCAGCGATGTGCATGAAGGTGTACGGAAGAGTCATCTGCCGGGACTGCCGCAAGAAGCGGACTAAAGATGGCACGACTGCTTGACTTGAGCATGGGTCTGAACGGCAGACAGAGATTGACAATAGAGCTTGATTCTGACTACCGTTCAGAATTTGATCAATTGCACGATGCCGAGGTTGATGTAAAGATCACAAAGCACAGAATCAAGCGGAGTCTTGATGCGAATGCCTATGCATGGGTACTGATCGATAAGATCGCCGCCAAGCGTAACATGAGCAAAGCAGAGGTTTATCGTAACGCAATCAGAGATATCGGTGGGGTATCTGATGTGATCTGTATTCAGAATAAAGCTGTAAAGACCATGAAGGATATCTGGACACGCAACGGCATTGGTTGGCAGGTCGAAGAGATGGAGAGCAAGATTGACGGCTGTACCAACCTGATCCTCTACAAAGGCTCATCGGTCTATGACTCAAAACAGATGAGCGCACTGATTGACAGCTTGGTTCAGGATGCGAGGTCTGTTGGAATTGAGACAAGACCACAGTCTGAAATTGATTCATTATTGAAGGAGTATAAAGATGCTTAATTTGATTGTTTTACAGGGGCGTCTCACTAAAGCCCCAGAGCTGAGAAAGACACAGAACGACAATGCAGTATGCACGTTCATCCTTGCCGTTGACCGAGATCGTGATCGTGGCAAGGCAGACTTCGTGAAGTGCGTTGCATGGCGGCATACTGCCGAGTTTATTAGCAAATACTTCGACAAGGGTCAGATGGCGATTATCACTGGAACTCTACAGAGCCGGGACTGGACAGACAAAGGCGGCAACAAGCGCATCGAATGGGAAGTACAGGTGGACATGGTAAACTTCGCCGGGGAGAAGAAAACCGCCGATGTCACCGCAACAGAATTTGAAGAGGTTGCGGATGACGGAGACCTGCCGTTCTGAGGTGCTGAGATGAGCGAAATGTGGGAACAAGTCAGAGAGCTTACCCCTGACGAGTTTATGCGACTTGCAACGGTCATATACGAAGCAGGTCAGTCAGGGCAGTTCGGTGATCCGATAAGCCCGGACTTCAAGGCAAAGCTGAGAACCCGGATTGAAATCTGGCTGGAGATGTGAAATGGCAGATGTGAAGTGGATCAAGATCGTTGTTGACATCTTCAATGACGAAAAGATGCTCCTGATTGAGCAACTGCCCGAAGCGGACAGCATCATGGTCTGCTGGTTCAAGCTCCTTTGCCTTGCAGGTACTCAAAACAATGACGGAGTGCTGCTGTTGAACAACCGCATTGCATATACCGATGAGATGCTTGCGGCAGTATTCAGACGACCGCTGCAGACCGTAAGGCTTGCCCTCGCAACGTTCGAAGAGTTCGGAATGATTGAGATAATCAACGGCGCAATCACGATTCCAAATTGGGGCAAGCACCAGAACATTGATGGTATTGATAAGGTCAGGGAGCAGACAAGGAAGAGGGTGAATGAATACAGAGATCGGCAAAAGCTGTTGGCGGAAGGAAGTAACGTTACTTGTAACGTTACAGTAACGGAGAGTAACGGTGCAGATATAGATAAAGATAAGAAAAAGAAAAAGAATACTATATTTGTACCGCCAACGGTCGAGGAAATCAAAGCCTACTGCAATGAAAAAGGCTACGACATCGATGCAGAGTTTTTCTACAACTATTACAACTCCTCACACTGGATTAAGAAAAACGGCGACCCGGTTCTTAATTGGAAACAAACTATCGTGACATGGGTCAAAAAGGATCAGGAGAAGCCGAAGAAGAACAAGATCACAACAGCGGCGAACTACAAGCCACCACAGCAGATTGACTTGAGCCTACTGGAAAAAATCAAGGGGGCGATACCTGTTGACAAATGAATTCGGTGTGAAGCTGGATGCAAACGGCTATGCTCCATCGGTTGTTCAGCCATATGACACAGGGATGTGCTACCGATGTGAAAGGATGGGAGACCTCGTCAGACACGAGGTCTTCCACGGAATCAAAAACCGCAAGACCTCGAAAGCGTTGGGTGCGTGGGTGTACCTCTGCCCGGAGTGCCACAACGAACTGCACAACCTCAACCCGGTGATTGATTGGGACTTGAAACGGACGAGTCAATTGAAGGTGATGGCGGCTTATGACTGGAGCATTGAGGACTTCAGAGAAAGGTTTGGTCGAAGCTATGTTTAAGGGCAACAAGTTCAATGCAAACATGGACAAGCACCACAGGAGTGCCAAAGAGCGAGCCAGAGCGGCAGAGCTTCGGTTGATGGAAAGAGCCGGGAGAATCTCCTTGTTACAGGAGCAAGTCAAGTACGAACTCATCCCGAAGCAGAACGGTGAACGAGCGGTTTTCTATGTTGCCGATTTCGTTTACTGGAAGGACGGTCGCATGATAGTCGAGGATGTCAAGGGCTACCGAAAAGGGACGGCATACGAGTTGTATGTAATCAAGCGAAAATTGATGCTTTACCGATACGGCATCCACATTACTGAAACATGAAAGGAAGGTCAGCAGAAATGGACATGATACTGAGCGAGATTTTTGAAGAACGTGCTGAGTCGGAGCGGCAACTCCGATGGAAGCATCCCGGCTTCGATTTCATCTACAACTGGATCGTTGCGATGACTATCGTGGCACTTGTCATTGCTACAGTGATTTGGGCAGTGCAGATTCACCGGGATCACCGGGATGCGGAGCTTGTAGCACAGGCTTATGCGGCATGGACGGCAGAAGCAGAAGCGACCGCACAAGCGGCACAGGCTGAAGCCGAAGCGGTAGCACAGTCACAGGAAGTTGTAATGGCAAGAGAAGCAACGGCACTGGCGAAAGCGTTCTACGGCATCAGGTTGTTCGTTGAGAAGTACGGTTACAGTGAGAAGGATCTGGAAACCTATGCAAGATGTATGTTCAACCGAGCGGATGCCGGGAGCGGAAGGTTGACAGAGGTCATTGCTCAAGAAGGTCAGTTCGTTGGCTACTCAGACAGCAACACAGTGCTTGACGATGATTACAACCTCGCACTGCGACTGGTGCGGCAGTGGCATGAAGAGCAGACCAAGCCCTGTGACTTGAGCTACCAGTATGCCGAGCTGACACCGCAGGGCATATTCCTAAAGAATGACATAAACGCAGACGGATATGCAAGGAGATGGAGAGCATGAGCGGAAGGAAGAAACGCTATGCCCCGAAGTGCGAGCGGATCAACTGCACCGCTAACAGAAAGGGGATGTGCATAGCCCTCGATGAAGCGATCACGGAAGGATGTCCGTTCTTCCGTGACCGTAAAACCCTTACAGGTACGGATCGGCTTGAGTACGAGCGACTTGCAGACTACATCAACGTGAGGGAAAGAAGGGATGAAGGATAATGTACGATAAACTAATAAAGAACCTGAGGAACGAAGCGAACGAAGCACCTGCGTTGTCTTCCATTGGCTATTTCCTGATGCGGCAAGCCGCCGATGCAATCGAGGAACTGAACAAGCCGAAGTGGATCAAGATTGAGAGCAGACCGATGACAGAAGAAGAACGCAAAGAGTGGAGCGAACACATAGGATACGACATCGAATATGAGGACGCTATCATCTATACATCAAAACTACCAGACGATGGGCAAGAGGTTCTT